TCATTTGACCGGCACCCGCGCCGAGCCCTCCGACCTCAGCGAGGGGGTGCGTGTAGAGTGGGAGTCCGGCGGGGGGATGGCGTATGGCGAGATTGACACCGTCGAGACGGACGGCACGATTGAGGCACGGCCGGAAGGCCCGAGCATGGACGGCACCGAAGAGGAGCCGGCGTATCTCGTCCAGGTCTTCCAGCCGGGGGAAGATGGATGGGAGGGCAGCGACGTGTTCGTCGTGCACCGCGCCGATGCGCTCATGCCGATTGACGATTTCCCCGAGGGTGATCGCATGGATAAGGAGGAGGAGGGCGACAAGTCCATGCACGAAGACAAGGAAAAGGGGTACAAGGAAGACGACATGCGCGTCTTCTGCCAGCGCGCGGTGGACCCGATGATGGTGAAGCAGGGCATCAAGTCGTATCTGGAAAAGAATGAGCAGGACGAGCCGTATTGCTACTTCAAAGCGCTCTACGTGGAGTCCGTGGATGGTGACCGGGCGGCGGGGTATGCGATCATCGACAAGGTGGCGCAGTGCTACAAAGCGCGGTGGACGTACGAGCCCGGCAGCTTCATGATGCAGCCGAAGGATTCGTGGGTGAAGGTCCAGGCGGATTACGAGGAGATGGACGGCATGCAGGAGGTAACCGACGGCATGCAAGGCGGCATGGAGCAAGACAAGCAGATGAACGATGAAGGGGGCATGCGCAGCGTGTCGGGCTTTCAGCGGGCGCTCGTGCCTGGCGAGATTCGGGTTTCGTCGGACAAGGAGCGGATTTCCGTGCAGATCATGACGGAAGACATCGCTCGAGACGGCATGGTGCTTCGGGCTGATGGCCTCAAGACCGATGATTACGAGCGCAATCCGGTGGTCCTCTGGAATCATGGCGCAACCTACGATCAACCGATTGCTCGGTGCGTGGACCTCGTGCGCGTTGACGGCGGACTTCGTGCGACCGTGGAGTTTGATCGGAAGGATGAGTTTGCCGCCGAAATTGAGCGGAAGGTACGAGAGAAGTACCTGAATGCGGTGTCCATCGGCTGGCGTACGCTCGATAGCGCGTCGGAAGAGATCGAAGGGCGACGCGTTCCGGTTGTCACCGAGGCCGACATGACGGAGTTTAGTTTCGTATCGGTGCCCGCTGATGCAAACGCGCTTGTCACGGCGCGCACCTATGACGGCGACTTGGACAGCATGCTCGACGACCTTCGCGCCATGTACAAGGATCTCAAGACCTTTGACGTGGATGAGGTCGGCATCCTTGAAGCCATGCGGGAGGTGGTGCGGGAGGAACTTGAAAGTCTCCGCTCCAGTACCGACAATACAGCAACCATTTCTGTTGATGCGAACAGCATCAATGAAGACCGTACCGCTACGGCGGACACGCCTTCACACGCTACCGAGTCGGACGCTACGGCGGCCGGGTCTGCAGACGGTGAACGCGATGCATGGTCCGAGACCGACATGACCCGCGCGGATGTTGACGCGCTGATGTCTGATCTCAAACCGTTCATCAAAACCTCTGTACGACAAGCACTCGGAAAAGCATGAGTAAGGAAAGCGGTATCCAGAACCTTCTTGATCAGGTCAAGCAGACCGTCAAGGACACCATCGAGGAAGAACGGGGCAACCTGTCGGGTTCCGGCTCGGACAACGAAGCGGCGCAGAACGTCGTGCCGGAATCGCAGCGTGGCGTGAGCGTCAAGAAAGAGCGCATTGAGCGCCCCGAAGTCATGGCGCACAACGTCGTTCGCGCTCTCCATGCGTCGTCGCTCGGCAACCACCGCGTTGCGAATGAGGCAGCGGAAGAGCTCGTGCGCGGCGGTCACTACGGCCGCGACTTCGCAGAGCAGCACCGTGGCGCCGGTGACTACTACTCCACGATCATCGACTCGGACGGGGCGTTCCTGCTTCCGGTGGAGGTCGTGCAGGAGATTGAAACGCTGATGCCGACGTTCGGCGCAGCGATGAACATCGCCGACATCCGGACGCGCACACAGCGCACGGGTGAAGTTAAGATGCCAGGCGGTACCGGTCAGATTACGTTTTCGTCCATTGCAGAAGGCGGGGAGTTCACCACGTCGAAGCGCGCATTCCAGGCGATCAAGCTGAATCCGCAGAAGATCGGTGCACTCGTCCCGTGGACGTACGAGGCGGAAGTGGAAGCCGGACAGCTCATCCTGCAGGACGTGCAGCGGAAAGCCGCCGAGGGTCTTGCGCGGAAGATGGATCAGGACATGATCAATGGCGACGGTACCAGCACGTTCAACGGCATTGATGGGCTCTTTAACCGATCCATCGGTCAGACGACGCTTGCCAGCGGCTCCACCTCGCCCTCGCAGATCGGCGCAGACAACTTCTTCGATATTATCAGCGCCGTCAACGAAGGCGCCCGGATGACGCAGACGCAAGATCAGGGACTGGCTTACGTGCTCCACCCGAACATGCGCCAGGTCATCCGCAAGCTGAAGGATGACAACGGCCAGTACGTCTTCGCGTACGACGAAGCCCAGCAGGTCGATACCATTGATGGGGTCCCCATCTACTACACCGCCGTCCTGCCGGACATTGACGCCGGTGCAGGGACCGACTTTGGCCTCTGCGGTAACTTCTCGTACTGGAAGATTGCCCGGTCCGGCGAAATGTTCTCCGAGGACCTGCGTGAAGGGCAGATTCCGGACGCGGACGATGGGTCGACCATCAACCTTGCGTCGCAGGACCTCCGTGCTCTCCGCATGAAGGCGTTTCACGACATGGCGACGAACTTCCCCGAAGCCTTCGCCAAGTTCACGACGGCCGATTCCTAAGCCGTCGCCTACGCTCTCCTTTGTCTCATCATCGCATCCGGCGCCATGCCTCAGTACACCATGAGCATTCGCGGCACGACTCAAGGCCGCGTGACAGGCACGAAGTATTACTTCAAGCCTGGTACCGAGATCGTGGCGCCGGACGGCGAGTTTGACCATATGGCAGACCACACGTACAGCGCCCGCGTTGTCGACACGACGAGGCACGCCATGACGGCGGAGCCAAGCGAAGACGAAGGCGCGCCCCGTTACGTTGCCGATCCGGCGTCGGATAGCGGGTGGACGGCGGTCATTGACCGGGAGACAGGAGAGCAAGTCGGAAGCAAGGAGCGCACGCCCGAAGCTGCACAATCGAAAGCTGACGAACTCAACGCCGCATTGTAATTATGCCGTACTCTTTGGATACTGCCGACCTTGACGTTCAAGTCCCCAAGGCCGCATACACGACCGACCAGGACCCCACAAATGGACAGGATCAGCACTTGTACAATACGAGGGGCATCGTGCTGGATTTCGGCACTTGGACTGATGGCACGTTTACGTTCGACATTGAGGAGTCTGACGATGACTCCACCTACACGAGCGTCGACGCGTCGGACCTGTCTGGCACGGTGCCGGAGGTTTCCGATGACAGCTTCGACGACTCGCAGGTGTACCTCACCTATTCGGGTCAGGCGAAGTACCTGAAAGGCGTCGTGACCGTGACCGGCTCACCTTCAACGGGGTTGGAGTTTGGCATTTACGGTGTCGCAGCCGATGCCACGGAAGCCCCAGTGCGATAGCCTGACGACCTCCCTGAGACGCTGACGTGATGGCCTACACGGACCTGATCACATTTGACGACCTCCAGGCGCTCGACTTCAATGGCGAGCGGCTCCTAGATACGGTCACAGATCAGACCGAAGTAGAACAAGTCATCACGGAGGAATCCAGCCGGATCACCGACTGGCTGAACACGGCGATCATTGCCACGTCCTTTACGCAGGTCGTACAGAAGGATGAGTGGCATCTGAACGAGGCGTACGATACCGATCCGTACGAGGCGTACCTGCAGCACACGCCCGTCACGGAGGTACTCACGGATGACTACAGCGCGCGCCGGGACTACTTCGTCGCGTCGGATAGCAGCAATGCGGAGGTGATTGAGTACGTCGCGGGCTACCTGCGACCGGATCAGACGCTCTCGGACCTGCAAGGCGAAGTAGCGGATGCAACCGTTGCACCCGGCACGATCCCCCGGCAGATTCAATCTGCGTGTGCGCGCCTTGTCGCGTATCGGCTGATTGAGTCGAAGAACAACCTTCAGGGCCGTACGCAGGTGGATCAAGGCATTGGAAGCCAGGGAAACGTCGTCACGTCCATGCAGGCAGACTTCATGCAGCGCGTACTCAACGAGCTTACGACCTTTCGCCGCCGAGTATGACTACTGATTGCGTAGTCGTCTATTTTGACCCTAGTGATAAGCATTCTGGGCTGAAGAAGATGATAGAGGAAGCTGTTATCGTTCGCGAGATAGCGGCAAGAAGTGGGGCGATGTCTGAGAGTGACACTTTTTACCTGCGGTTTCCTGAGAGAGATGTAAATCTTTACATCCCGGATGATGTGGAGGCAAGCACCATTTGTGCGTATGTCAATCTGCTGATAGCAGAAAACGACCAGAGACACCAAAAACTTGTTGCAAGCATCAAGAGCGTTTCTGATAAGCTAAATGAATTGTAATGGCTTTGACACCGCAGCAAGCCGCGAATGCGCTTCGCGGCATCGAAAGCAAGTTGGAGCAGATTGCTGATGGGCTTCGCGCAGACGTGCGAAACACGTTCGGCACCCGTGCCACGTCGGACTACATGCAGCTTGCCGCGATTGGCCCGCGCACGCAGAAGAGCGGCCCGCTGCGCCGTCAGAACGGACGGCTTGCGCGCTCCATCGGTGCAGGTCGGGACGCTGATTTCGGTGATGAGTCCATCATGAAGTCGGAGGCGAAGGGGAGCAGCATCAAGTTTACGTGGGGCTCCCGCGTCCCGTACGCTCGGGTCCACGAGGAGGGCTTTCAGGGGCAGGTACCCGTGTCTGCGCACAGCCGCACGATCACGCAGGCGTTTGGGCAGCAGATTCCGACGCAAACGGTTCAGGTTTCCGCGCACAGTCGCCAGATGAACATTCCGGCGCGTCCCTACCTAGAGCCTGCCGTGAAAGATGAGGCGGTCAACGTAGGCCGCATGATTGCGGGGCGCATTGTTGACATCGTACAAGACGCCCTAGACGAGTAGATGCCCGACGCGTCCGACATTCGGGAAGCTCTGGCCTCGTATCTAGAGGAGGAGTTGAACGCCACGCCGTATTTTGGCGTCCACGTGGAGACGCGGTTCCGCACGTTTCGCGACACAAGTCGCGGGCGTCGCCAGGAGGTGATGGGGGATGATCTCTATTACCTCGAGGTCCTGCCCGCGCCGGACGGCACGACCTACACGGACCGCGACATCGGGCACACGTATCACCTGCTACAGCACACGGTGAGCGCCACGCTCTTCTACAAGCACACCGACGCGGACAGCTTCCAGGCGTCCTCACAGCCTGCCTGGAATTGCATCTCCGACGCGATGATGCGCGCGATTGCGTCAGCGGAAGCGGGCGTGGAAACCGAAGGACTCATTGCCCGCGCGCAGCTTCAGCAGTCTGCCTCACCTCAATTCGAATTTGACCTCGTAAGCCTTGGCGCCGGGCGAAACGACACCGACATGGCGCACGCCCTCACCGCAACCGTTACCCTCCGCGAAAACAGCCGCTCTTGAGCGGCAGACCTATGGCAAATGTCACGGATCTTGTAAGCAAGATCGAATTTACCGACACCAACGCGTACGACCCGAATCAAAGCGACCCCTTCGACGGGACCAACGAGATTCTCGTGGAGCGGATCACGGATAGCGGCGATCGTCCGCAGTCTGAGCCCGTCATGACGACGTATCTTGACGGCGTAGAGGGGCAAGCCTCAGATGGCATCACGCTCGGCTACGCGATCATCGAAGATGACACGGACACGACGATTATTGACAATATCATCACGTTTGTCAATGACACTGAGCGCGTGTGGGTTAAAGAGACGCTGCGCCCCCTTACGGCCGGCGGTGGAGATTACGAACAACTCATTGGCGGCTCGGCGGGCATGGGCGTATCCATCTCCAAACAGTCGCGCGGGACCGGGGAGGCGTTTGAGTTCATCATCATGCTGAACGGCGTTGAGACCGTCGCGGGCGAGCTTATCAAGCCGATCCCGACGTACACGCCGTAAACAGACATCCTGACGGAAGCCATGACGGAAGCTGAGGGCGCGCTACTTATCGTGATGCTGCTCGTGATTGCGGGCGGCGTGTGGGCGCTGCATCGCAACCGCGTGGGCGTGGGTGGGCTCTCGTCGGGCGCCAACTGGCGCGGCGTGCGCCGCGGTACGCGAGAGCGTTGGTTCTTGGTCCCCGACCTGGAGGACCGGCCGGCGGAGACGCTGGACTACCTAACCTATCACGAGACGTGTTCGCTCTTGTGGTGGGATGCGGACCATGTCATGCAAACCATCGCGGCCGGGGACTCGCTGGAGGTACCGACGTTGCCGCCGCGCGTGGTGCGCCAAATCGCCCACAACCTGCTTACCAACGCGGATGAGTACGATATCAAGGGCATGTCGCGCGGCATGCGGCACAAGTTTACGGAGGTGCTCGCGGACCTCTTTGTGCAGCAGATCCGGCATCACGCCGAGCGAACGTCGGACTACCTGTTGGCGTGGCGCATGCACTTTATGCATCCCCGCCTGGGCGATATGTACCCCGAGAGCGACCGGCACGCCAAAGCGCCTGAAGCAGGCATTATCGCGGTACTGACGCGCAAGTTTTCCAACTGGCAAGACGAAGTCTCGGGCGTGCCGATGTGGCAACTACTCGTAAAAACCGAGATTGCGCGCGTGCAGAACTCGTTTGATGAAACCCAACGACGGCGCCAGCAGGCGCTCCGCAACTGATGGCGATTTCGGTCACCATGGAGGGCGACGCAACGGGCCTCATTGACTCCATTCAACTGGCGTCGGATGAGGTGCGCACCCTTGGCGTGGACGTAGAGAACGCCGAAGCGCAGTGGACCTCTGCGTTTGCAGGCATGGACGATGCGGCAGAGCGCACCACGCAGAGCATGGACCGCATGTCCACCGGCGGGAGCAAGGCCACGCAGATCCTGTTCTCGGCGGGCGATGCGGCGCAAGATGCACAGTTTGGGTTCGCGGGTGCGGCCAACAACATCACCTTCATGGCCGAGCAGTTTTCGGAGCTCGTCACGGAGACGGGGAGTGCCAGAACGGCCATGCAAGCGGTTGTCGGCTCGCTGACGGGCGTGGGCGGAATTATGCTTGCGATTCAGGCGCTTATGATCGTGGCGCCCCGCCTCATTGAATGGTTCAACAGCTCAGAAGAAGCGGCAAAAGAGGCAAGCGAAGCGTTCAGTAAGTTTGCCGACGATATCATTACGGTGGAGGGGCAGTTCTCGGATGTAGAGTTTGAACCGGTCTCGCCAAAACGCGCGCGGGAGATCTTGACATTTATGGATCAGTTTTTACAAAACGAGAACCGGCGCATAAAGCGACTAGAGAAAGCGGTCCAGCTGCGAAAAGATGCCAGCGGCGCACGAGGACTGATTGCGAGGCAGCAGCTGGAGCAAATGGGCCTGCAAGACCGGAGCCTCTTCCAGCTTCAGCAATCGCTGCAAGCGGTGAAGGATCGGGTGGCGGCCACGCAGGCACTGGAGCGGCGCCTGCGTAAGCAGGAGGATCTCACCGAAGAGGATGTGCGAATGAAGCGGCTTGCTCACCTGTTTGGGCTCGACATCAAAGAGACAGAGGAGGAGACGACCAAGAAAATTGAAGAGGGCAACAAACGCCTCGACCGGCGATTGCAAGCAATGCGCGAGATGGGTGTTGTCGCCAATCACGTGGGCAACAACCTTCGCAACATCCGGCTGGAGGGCCTGAGCGGCGACCTTGCGTTTGTGGGCCGCGTGCTGGATAAGGGCGTCAATCAGTCGCTCAAACAGGTTCGCACGGCGATTGCGCTGATGAAGCAAGAACTCGCCGAGGCGGGTGGGGAGACAGAGCGCAATTTCATCCGTGGTCTTATTTCTCAGCTGACAGAGCTTGAGTCCAAGATGGCGGATGTGCAGGATGAGGCCATCCTGACGAAAGACCAGCTGAAGGGCATTGCCGGAAGCGCCATGCAGCAGGCGTTTATGGACCTGGGCACGGCCATTGGTGAAGGGGAGCCCATTATTGAATCGTTCGGGCAAGCGGCCAAGGACATCCTCTCTCAGGTCGCGTCGCAGATTGCGCAGATCCTCATTGCATCCGGGACCGGGCGCCTGTTGTCGGGCGACCCCACGGGCGCGGCGCTGATTGCGGCCGGTGTGGCGCTTCAGGCGTCGGCCGCGGCGCTCTCTGCCAGTGGGGGCGGCGGACGTGGCCTACGGGCGCGCGGCTCCCAGCGCTCGCTTAGAG